TCCATCTTAAATTCAACTTTGTTATTTTCAGTATCGCCTGGAAGCGGGATATACAAAGTTCTATGAGACTGAGATTTTAATCCTGTCTGTAAGAATCTAAACATCTTATCTTCAGCATCTGCAGAAAGTTTTGCACCCTTTAGTGTCACAACATAACGAGGAACAGCCTTATTGCTAAAGTAGTCGATGTTATATTGTGACGCTAACTGGTCTCCATGGAGCGAGTTTATTGCCGACATGATATCAGGTACACCATAAAAAGTATTTAAAGGCGAATACTGTTTAAAGTGTATGATTTCGTTAGGTCTTGGATCCGAAGTAACGGGGTTAGCGTTCTTGGCGCCGAAGTTCCTAAAGTAAACAACCTTCTGTCCTATAATTTGTACAAAGCCATCACGTAATCTACGAACACGCATTGTTGTTGCTGGTATGTGTCCGATATATCCTATTTCACCACGAGTTGTTCGTCCAACTTCTAAATATCCATTACCAATTGCCTGAACATCTGTATAAACTTTCATCATAGTTGTAGTAAAAGAATCATCATCATTTAATGATTCTAACCAACCGTGCATCTCAATCTTTGCACGTTCAATTCTATTTCTTGCTCTTCCAACCTGTTCTTTATCTTGATTTGATTCAAGCCTAAGCATTGTTGCTGGAGAAACCTCAAAGTCATACCCGAGTCCAACAATGTTTTCTACTTTTGCATCAATTGCAGCATGGTTGGCAAATGATGTATCATAATAGTTTGCTAATTCATAAACATTCCATGGTGGAGTAATTACATCAAATAGTCCGTAGCCGTTTCTGTATACCGTGCCAGGATTAATCTCTTTTGATTTTGCTCCATCAATACCAGACTGCTCTGCTCTTGCGCTATCAAGGTATCCTTGTGTAGGATTATTTCTGTCTGCTTTTTCTACAAGTCTTGTAGTTCTTCTTCTAAAATTATTATCCAAACCATTATAGGACTTTAGTTCAGACCATGCCTTATTGAAAGGATCTTCTGCTTTAAACTGATCTAGTGGATTAACTAGATCATCGACCCTTGCACCTAAGATATATTCATTTTCTTCCATTAGTCATCTGCCCCATACTTTTTAATTGTTTGCTGTGCTGCATGAACTGCTCCAAGATCGTTAAGGTTTGGAATTAATCCTTCTGACATTCTTTGCTTTTGTTCTAAATACTCTTCGTCTGAAATTCTACTTAGTCCCGCAAAAAATACAGCCTCCCCATCTGGCTCACCGTAGTGCGCTGCTGCATTCTTTAACTCTGCTAGTTTTGATAAGTCTCCACGCATAGATGGGATGTTTAAAATGTTACCCTGTCCGTCAGTAAACCACTTTCCATTAGATTTTTTCCATACATATATTCCCCAGTCATAGTTCTTATCTATAACTTTTATTTTAGACTTACCAATTTGTCCAGGAATTTTATGTTTCATTACCACAAGTATACCATATTATACTGCATCTGATATTTGTGATTGCCAAGATATATCCTTAAATATGGAATATTCATAGTTTTTAAAACTAAAAGGCCTTGTATCATCAATAATAATTTTATTAGTTCCAATATAAGTTTTATAAACATCTGATGGGCTAACTCCATAATAACTTATAGATGATTGGACCAGTACCCCCTGCCATAAATAATAATCGGTCCAATATTCCCAGTCAAAAATACCAGATGCAGAAAATTTAACCCTAGCCCATGGCCTCTTTGCTACATTCTGTATTTCCTGCAATGTTGTTGTTTGATAGTACGACAAACTATCAAAAATAATTGGTCCATTAATCATAATTGATCCCGTATATAGGGAAAAGTTTAATGTACTGGGGAACCCTATTCCAAGCATAGCCCACTCTCCAACATTAATTGTTGGCTCTTTTACAACATTTCCATTTAAGTAAAAAGAAATTCCATCATATAAAACTCCAGTATTGCCGTCAATTGCATAAATTTTTGCTCTTTTGCCAGTTGGATGATTTGCTACCATATATAACTTTATTGTTTTACCTTTAGCATTGATTTGCATTATCTGAGTAGGAGCGTAAGGAAAAAAATCAGAATTAAATCTAATTAATGATTGCATGGCCATTATTTCATAATCTAATGCTTTATCTGAATTAACTGAAATTGCTACTCCACGATTTTTAAGCGGATCATAATCTCCTCTAATCTCTAAGCCAGATTTTTTTGTTAAATATAAATATGGAGAAGAGCCTTTGTAAATTGTTATAGGATTTTTTGATTTATAATTAAAATAATATCCAGTATTAACATATGGATATACTGCATTTCCAAATCTAGTTCCAATATTATTTACAGAATTATAATTAAAAGCCTGAGATGCTAATTGTAAACTTTTAATTTTAATGGGTTTATAAGTTATTCCATTAATATCAAAATCAAAGTGTACAACAATTGCTAAATCATTAAAGTTTACATCACGTGGTGGATATATTAAGGTATTATCAACTACTTCATATTTTGTATTAACCCAGTCATCCCCTGGTGTTATTACGCCATTCTTGGGAACACTTTCTGTTTTAATAAAAAATCCGTCTGATGAGTTTGCGCCGCTTTCTAAGTATTCAAAAGTAATATACGTTTTAAATATTTCATTGCTAGTATCATAAGAATATGTTTTAATAGATTTTTGTGCTAAATCTGCATAATCTACATAGCCAGTGTACAGATAATTGTCTAAAGACTCATAAGTTCTTTGTTGTGGAAAAGAGTACTCCGTAGACAGTTCTGAATATTTCCATCCATCTGGATCTACTACCTTTGTTTCCTTAAATTTACTTGGCGCTGGATAATTAACATTAAACTGAATAAAGTCTAAATCAAACTTAGATTCGTTATATTCATCAGTAATATATTGACCAAAATAGGAAAGTGGCACATAATCTTTCCATGAACCCTTTATGTCTATGTCTAAATAAAAACTTTCAAATGAGTTTTTTGGTGTTATCCCTATGCTTGGTGTATGTTTACCAAGTTCAATGTTAATAAACTCATCAGCATCAAATGGAAAAGGGTTTTCATAGTTAATATAATAATTCCAAAAATCTTGGTCATACTCTCCTCCATCATATTCTATTCCTGGGCTATAAAGATTAAAAATATTTTCATAATCTTTTGGTACTCCAATTTCATTAAATAGATTTTCAATATCTTTAACATTTTTTTCAGAACATATTCCTATTTTATATATATTCCCAGTAAATGTTTTAGTGAAATCTTTATTGCCACCAACATACATTTTTAAAATTGATGGATTATTAAAAAAAGATAAAACATTATCACCAAAATAATCTCTAAATATATCAATTTCAATTCCTACTGCAAACATCTTTTCACTAGATACAGATAACGCCTCGTATAAAGTTTGTTCTGATTCTTGCTGATACTTAAAATTATATCTTACATCATTTCCAACACACTCTATAGAAAAATAATTATTATTTTGATCTTCCACTCTTATTAAAATCTCTGTTCCAGAATATGTTGCTGGTTTAGAAAATAATCCGTATAAGGCGTGTATCTGGTTTCCTGGTAATGAAATATCGTCGAAATACATATAAGAATTAATATCATTCCATGACGAATTGGGTTTTAGTTTTAAGAATAATTTATTTACATTGGGTATTTGCCCAGACTGTTGTATGGATAGGCAATCCTCAAACATATCATTTTTTGTTTTTTGGGTACTATTGATTATAATATCTGGCAAAGAAAAAGACGGAACCGTTAAGTAATTATTTTCAACAACAACATTATCTAAGGATGCTTGCGACCAAGAGCCAAGATCTGGATAGTTATAATTTTTTGTATAGTCAGCAAAAGAGTAATCAAAAACTACAGCAGTTTCACCATATGCAGAATTAATATTTTCTGGATACTGAACGCCTTGTCCATAAATAAATCTTCTTTTAGCAACAAGCAGTGGTACTAAATAATTATATAAGGCAACACAATCTATTTCAATTGGCTCAATATTTTCATAAGCATAAAAACCTATCCAGTCTTGACTTTTTCCATCCCCGTCTTCTGAATTTGGTAACGAAACTGTGTCTGCATCTATATTTATTGATATTATTTCTTCACCATTTAAAAGTACTGTAGATAAATTTTCTGAATATCTCCAATGAATTAACATTGGTCTTTCCCATTCTCCTATGTAATATGAAGAGTAGTTGCTATCAATATTTAATACTAAAAATGGACCATCTATATAAATTCCATCTTCTGAAGAAATTGGACCAACTATTCTTTTTAATTCAGAAGACATGTTTCTTGTTCTAATCCAAAACTCTAATGTAAAATCTTTATGTTTTCCTGAATTAGAAATCATTCCATTTGATGGGATTATTAATGATGGCAAATTATTATTATTGTATAGTTTTGTTATATTTTTAGATCCAAAAACCATTGGTATACCAAAATTTTTTGCCATTAAAGAATTATTAGCAATAAAATAATATCCTGGATTTTCTGCAAGTCCATAGGCTTTTGCTTCAATAACTTTTGAGTTTGATAAGGATATGTTTGATGGTAAATCAATTGCTGTTATACCCAAAGATTGTGACTGAAACTCTTCGGACCACTGCCCGAATGTTATGCCATTAACATTAACTATATAGTCATCTACTGCCAAAGATTCTGTACCAATATAATTTAATTTAATTACTAGTCTAATTGGCATACTAGTATCTTCTGGACTAAAGGTTTCAGATAAAAAATACCACTTTGATGTTAGAGAGGCATCATAGTTTTTCAAAATATCAATGTACTGTTCTTGTGCATCATCATAATATCTATAACCTATATCTATAGACAATACATAAGGACTTAATGTATAAAAGTATGACCCAACAGAAAATGTTTTTAATGTACTATTTAAATCTTCTACGCTTATAATGTTTGGACTAACAAGTGTTACTGAAAATTGACCTTGCACGATAGATGCTGGAGTTATTTTATTTATAATACTATCTGAAAATGGAGCATCAGAAAAGTTTTCGGTTTCTTCAGAGGACCCATTGTCAATAGACCAAATTGATAAATCTCTTTGTGCTTCAGAAATTATTGATACATAATCAGCCTGATCATCAAGTGCCCACAAAAACTGTGGATGCTCTGAATATATTTTTTCTGCGTATAGATTTGATGGGCTAGACATTATGAGTCTATTTTATCATACTAGCCGTGTTATCCACCTTGGAGATGTATACCTAATGCCTTTTGTTATTGGCCTAACTCCATGTACAAAGTCTGGGGTATCTGGGAAACATACTAGATCTCCTGCAGCAGGCTTTATCGATATATTTAAATCTGGAAAATATATGTCTCCACCGTCATAATTATCATTAATATAGATTAAGGTTGCTATGTCGTTTGGCTTATTTGAATCAAAATGCTCATGCATGCCATAACCTTCTTCGAAACGTGCCATGTGTGTTTTTGAACTATCAAATTCTATAAAATTACCATCATAGTTTTTTGAAACAAAGTCCCAGACCTCTTTACCATATTGATCTAAAAGATTTTTTATATCTTGATCTATTATGTCTGAATGATATGTAAACTCTTTTTCATTATTTCCATATTCTAAAAATAAATTATCATGTTTTGTTGCATACATGTATACGTTTGCAGAGTCAATAGCGTTCATAAAACCTGGAATATGCTTTACTAAATTATTCATAAAAACCTTTTATTTCCCAATCTTCCCATTCAGTTTCTTCATACGATGTTCTATTTTCCATCCATAACTGACCTTTTCTACCCATCCAGGCTTCTGACAAAAACATATCTCCATCAACAATTTTAGTAATTCCTCTTATTTCGTCTTCAGATTCCTTAAAAATAATTAGGTCTCCAGGAGTTGCTACAAATTCTAAGTTTTTATTTGGAAAGGTAATCCTACCACCACTAACAGGATTTTTCCAAACTAAATAAGATCCATACGTACCCTCTGGCTTTTCTTTATTATAATGTGGTTCAGAAGATGATCCAGGTCTATACCTTGCAATATAGTGTTTTGAAAACATTGGTGGATGATACTCTTTAGTTTCATACCTTAAAACTCCTTCGTACATACCCTTTGAATATTTAGAAAATATTGCAAGTATATGGTCTGGCATTTCTCCACGAGTGTGTATATCAAATTGAACACCTTCATTACTAAAAAGATTATCATGTAATGGGACATGGTCATCTTTAGTATTAAATTTAATAGTTTCTATATAATCTTGTACAGTTTTTAAATCTTCTTGTGTGATAAACTTTTCAAAAATATGCATAACTACCCTATCTTTATCTCACAAGAATCAGTTGTGCAATACATTTCTCCTTGTGCCTCCAAATTCTCTACTCCGTCATAAATAGCGGACCAGTCAATCTTTTTTATTTGACCTATGTAACCATTATACTCCTCTTCGGTAATTTGAGTATATGGTTGTTGTGGATATACTTTATTTCCCATCGGTAAGAATGACACTGCTTTTAGTTGTCCCTCGTACATATGAAGCGCAGGCGCAATATGCTTTGTTTCAGTTTCTTTGTCAAATGAAAGCGTTACAGACACGCCGTTATCGGACCAATATTTCTGAGCAGTAGCAGCAAGCGCAATCTTTTCAAACAACGTAACATCCTTTTCAGATCTTGCGTGTCCAGAGTGAACTGGGAAATATACGACGGTTGTATTCGCAGATACAAGGTCAGCCTCCATCTTATATCCAGCAGCCTTGAACAAGTGAATCATTGGGTCAGTATTCCCAAATCTAATTGCTCTCAAGAAATAGTTTCCGCCTGGAGCCCAGTGTACTCCTGGAGTTGCGCCAGAAAGAATTGATACAGACCCTGATGGTTTAACAGTTGTGACTCTAATGGAATCACGAACGCATAGCCACTCAGAATAAGAATGATCATATTTACGAATAGTCTCATAGCCTTCGTCCATCCATTCACGCACAACAGGCAAACCAAATTTGTCTGAGAATGATGCTATACCTGTAAGCGATGTTCCAATACGACGATTACGCTGCATAATACCATTTGTCTGTTGCCAATGTGTAGGTATCAGCGTTACTGTCTTACCATATAAGTATGCAAACTTTAGTGTTCGCAAGAAATCTTCTTTTGACTCATGACGATTTAAATGTACTTCAACCAAAGTGCATAGTTCGTATGATTCCAATGGTTGTTCAGCACATGGATTAAAGCCCATGACTCTGTAATCTTTTCCGTCAGCAGGATCTTTTAATCTCCCGAAATTTCTTGCAACGTCTAACCATATAAAACCAGGTTCTCCGTTATTAGCGATTAGATCTACATAGTCTTCGTATTTTGTACCTACCGTCGCAGAAACAGAGTTATTTGACATCCAAGCCCAACCTGGATTTTCTGGATCAAAAGAATTTCTTTCTGGAAAAACCTCAGAATTCTTAAGATTCATAAAATCTTCATCTTGAGCACTACCCAAAGCCAAGGTTGCAGATCGTCTAACATTTCCTGATACTACACAAGTACCAATAAGGTTAACGATGTCTACTATTGCTCTTGAGTCAAGGGTCTCTCCAGCCCTACCGCCAATTACAGACCTTATCTGCTTATGCAACTGTATAAGTGGTGCAGGTCCGCTTGCCGTAC